AAGAAATCTTGTAGTTATTCGCCTTAGCGAAATCCAACAATTCTTTTGTTATCGGTATACCTTCCTCAATTAGGTTACCGGATTCATTTAACATTATTTTTTACCCCTTTAAAATAGATTTTATTATGTTATAATAACATAACGAAATTTTCAACATAAAAAAAAAATCTCCGCTTTCGCGGAGATCTTTTCGTTCTTACAGGGTTTCGATTAACCGATTAGATACCAGTTACTGCGAATGTACTTGCGTATAACGCAGCACGATCGGTAGCTGTTGGAGTTTCGAATCCAGGGATCGTGGTAAGTGCGTAGCGCGTTTTGGCAATTATCCCATTCATACCAGTTTGTGAGTTAATCACTTTAGTAAATGTAAGTGGCACATACGGGCAAAAATACCCCATGGCGTCTCGACGATCTTCACCTTTATACAACAGAGTCGCATACTCGAAATCTGTGTAAGGATCTACGACTACGCGTAAACGACCATCTAAAGTACCAACGAAACCAGTTAATACACCAGTTTTAACGATATCAGAACCGATGTGACCGTGTTCGAATGAATCTAATGAAGCTAATAAGTTAGCTACACGAGATGAACATAATAACACGTTTGCTTGGCCACGGTTTGTGCGACGCGCAATTGCTGAAGCTTCGTGCGCAATTTTGAATGCTAATTCACGAGCGATGTCGATTGTACGTAAGATACCGCTAGAAGCTTGAACCGCAGTAGCATCCCAGTCTGGTAATTGTGTTGCGTGAGTGTTAACGAAGTTAACTACGTCTGCGTCGATGTCAGTTTGGATTTCTGACGCCATCAAACGCATCATCTCGTCGTCCGCTAATAAACCATGTTGTGATTTAAGATCTTGGTACATCTCTAAGCTGTATTCGCCGTGTAACGCACGAACGATAGCTTCTACTGGTTTTTTCACAATACGGAAACCAACATAGTTGATATCTGGGCGTTGTTCGTCAGCTAAGTTAGCTAATGAGAAGTTACGGATAATTTTTGGATATGAAGCAACGTTTGTATAAACTGCTTCGATTTGGTAAGCACCTAAAGTATCACCAACTTTTTTACGACCACCTTTCATAGTAACTACTACGTAGTTGCCTTCTTTGTGAACGATAGTTTCGCCAGCTAACACATCATCTTTAGCTTCAGCCGCTTCGCGGTTTAATTTGTAAAGGATAACTTGTACGCGTTCATCTTTTGGTTTTGCGCGATATTCGTTAACCATTGCATAGATGTATGCAGTTGGGGTAGCCATTGGTTGAACACCTAATAACTCGTTAGCGATTAAACGTGGATAAACGTAACGGATTAAAGGTAATAAAATTGGAGTGAATGTAGCGATATCTTGTGAAACGGTAGATTCGTTTAATTCTTGATCTTGCGCGTTAGTCGCATTTTCAAGTAATTTACCAAGTACCATCTTTTCAGATTCGTTTAATGCTGGATAACGTTCTGATTCAAGTAATGCACCTACATCTTGACTGAATGTATTCATTCGGAAATTTCCTCTTTTTGTTTACGTAATAAAAATTCGTTTATTATTTATTGAGTTGTATTATTTATTAAATTTGATACAACCCAATTTTAATTATTTATTGCTTACCGGGATTAAAGCATATGACTAGGAACCGAAGTTTTGTGTTTCGGTAAACCGGTAACTTCGTTAAGCTCAACCGCCTCGGTAGATTCGTTCACCACACCGGCAGTACTTGGAGTATACTCCGGAATGTCGTCGTATGATTCATTCATTCCTTGTAGCTTGAAGAAGATGTCATCTTCGCTACGATATACGTTAAATCTAATTGAGTTAACTTTACTCCAAACCTCAACGAAATTAACGCCTAGTTTCTTTTCGATGTCTTTGGTTTGGTTAATAATCTTAATGATCTTATCATAAGAACTCTTATCAATCCCCGCGGATGAAGCGAAAAAGCCGAAAGATCCAACGGTTTCATCGATCTCTACACCAAAGAACTTAGCGATAGCTCGGGCTTTCTTACGCATTCTTTCTTCTGAAGCTTCGTTAAGAGTATTAGTCGCTTCGTTCGCTGCGCTTGATTCGCTCATCCCACCAACGTAGAATAGGATGCTATCTTCTTCGTCTTCGAAATCGATCAATACCGACATTTCTGGGTTATCAAAAGTCATTTCATAGAAACCGAATGCTGCTGGATCACTTTGAGATCGTTTAAATGCGTTAACGATTTTGATAAAATCTTTTTCGGTAATCTCAAAAGAAGCACCCATTAAAGCTTTGTAGGAGCTTGGAGTTTCTTTGAATTTAATACCTAACGATTTAGCCGCAGTTTGCGCCAACTTAAGAAGCTCAGATTTTGATGATTCGTTCATTTTGTTGGACGCACGAGTATTGAGCGCTTCGTTTGCTTCGTTCATTTCCATATCCGCTTCAGTGGACAGGTATAAAGCGAAACCACCCGGAAGCATGAAGGCGATATAACCTTCTTCGAAATCCCATTCGATATCGTCGATACCGTGGGCTTCCGGGTCTTTAAGAGCTTTCGCTTTGCGAACTACCGAACGAAGTTCTTTTTCTTTAATTTGGAAAACCGGAGATTTTGGGTCACTGAAAGTGTAGTTATCCATTGTTGGGATTACACCCAACAATTTCCCGATTCTAGCGGCTTCCGCTTTGAATTCATTTTTGTTCATTTTAGCCCCTTATTAGATCATATAAGAAGGAACTTTTAAGAAACGGTTAACTTTAGGAGCTTCGGGAGCCTCAGATTCGTTCATTTTGGTATCCGCTTCTTCAGATTCGTTGATAGCAGCACCAATTACTGGAACTTGAACGCCACGTTCGCCTTCACGACCAGTTTGTGCTTTAGCTGGAGTATCTTTAACTTCACCCGCCATACCAGGATTGTCGTTGGTTTGAACGTCTGCATCTAATACTGAACCTACGAAATCGTCACGACCGTTGTTAGCTAATAAATCGATGATGCGTGGAGATTCTTTCTCACCGGAAGCATAATAACCAGATGGATCGTTATCCACTACAGTTGAGCTAACGTCTTGGTGACGATGACCACCGATATCTTCGTAACCGCGCAATACATCACGTAACGTGTATTCTGCGCGTTCTTCTGCGTAACGATCATATTCATCATCTTCTGGGCGGAAGCCGCGAGCGCCATCGTTACCGTATGGAGCATCCGTGTGACCTACACCAAGTTCAAATTGACGAATAGTATCGCGTAAAATTTCGATTTCTTCGTTAAGATCTTGGATTTCTACATTTTTAGAACGAAGAATTCCTACAAGATTCTCCATTAGTGCTTTATCAGCCATTTCATTATCCTCTAAGTTTTCAGTTGTATGAATTGCTTCGTCTTCTTCGCGAATTGGAAGATCCTCAGGATCTTCGCTTTCAAAAACCCCACTCATAGTGGCGGATTGATCGCTTGGATTGGTTACAATGTCAAAAGTGATTAAGTTGAATTCTTTTACTACTCTATCTGGACCTACGTTTCCGCTAGCGCGAGAACTTACGGAGATTTTAACGCCGTGGCGGATCATAGATTTGATAGTTTCTGCTTGTGGGGTATCAAAGATTACCGCTTCACCCATTACGTAGTCACCTTCGATCCACAATTTGGTGATCTTAGCGACCGCGTTTTTAGGATCTACCGTTAAGCGACCTTTTGGATGCTCCCACTCCATCAAAGTGTTGATAGTACCGTTCTCAATTTGGGTTTGATATTTCGCGACTTCGCGTTCCCAAAGAGCTCTTGGATAGATACGTTTGTTGTTATTTATCTGTTCGATTGTAGCGAATTTACCGCGAATATAGAAGAACTTTTCTTCATCTTGAATTCCTTCAACAAGTTGGAATTCATGCAATTCGCTTTCGCATAAAGCGTTTAATGCATTTTGATCTTCGTTAATGATTTCCGGATTCATTAGTTGACCTTGTATTACTATATTTTATGATTGTTATTTATATTTAATTCTTACGATTTTTGCGATTTTTGCGATCATCTTCAACTAAAGTAAGTTCGTCGCCTTTAATCGCTTGTTTAAACTCTTCAATATTTAATTGATAGAGGTTTTTGGGCAACCCGGATTTTAAGTAAACCCGATAACAACTTCTTGGAAAATTTTTCTCTCTTAATCGATTAAAGAACTTGGTTCTTTTAACATTAGAGTCTAACAATTTAGTTTCATCCAGGTCCAAAAACTTGTTCAACAACTTGAGCAACTTCTTCTTTCCAATCTTATCCAACCAGTTGATATTGAAGCAAAGGTATCGGGATTTCGAACTTCTAAGAACCAACGCCGTTGGCGTCTTATCCCAGCGTTTTGCGGTTTGGGCTTGATACCCATCGATCTTACAAATCATTCCGTTGGTCATTTTGGTGACTTTCTTCAATTGCTTTGCTCCGTTAGTTCTTCGTCTCAGTACGCATATTATGCATCAATGCATCGAATAAATCCTTAGCATCCAATTTGTAAATTCTTGGCTTCGCCAAAGCTTTACGATGATAGAGACGATAAGCTTTCTTAGTAAATCTAAATCTCCGGATTGCTCGAATAATCGGGATCATCTCTAATCTGGATTTGTTTTGAATATCTTTACTAATAAGAAAGTTCATCAATTTAGTCTTTTCAAAGCGACTCAACCAGTTTACGTTTATACCAAATACGTGATGTTTATTCGCTCGAATAACAATCACTACCGGGTTAATATCGTAAGTTTTTGGCGTCAACGCCACATACTTGGTATAGATGAAATTTCCTGGAAGAAACGCAGTCGTGGCTGTAACCGCTTTCTTTGTTCGTCTCCAACCTCTTACCAATTCGTTGGCTTGCGATTTGCTCGGGTTGAACATCGGTACCAAAGTATCCGCCAACGACATTAACCAAAACTCCCGAAAACATCATCAATTTTAGTTTTGGAAGTTTTCTCTTTTAGAGGATTTTCCGACACTACTAATTGCTCTTCTTCTGAGAAATTTTTAATATCTTCAGTGTGTGAGTTTTGTTGACCAAAAAATTGATCTATGCCTTCTAAAGTTTTGATCGTAGGAGCTTCAATCCTAGAATCATTTTGATGAACTAAATCTACCGCGGAGCGGTCAAACGAGTAGGATTTTAGGCTTAATTGATAGCAAGCAGGAGTATTAGAATAAACAAACTTGTTATTTACTCCAGGAACGTGCAATTGACAATCCGTAATCTCCATCAATTTCCCGTTAGGGAAGACCAACAAATTCGAAATGATCTCTTTTGGATGGATGTTACCGTTTTGATCTTTTAAAGGCTCCAAAGATTTCAAACTGACGAAAACTTGCAAGGTATCGTCATTGATTAAGCCATAGTTATTGAACGCAAATTGTAATCCGTTTGGATATTCTTCGTTTTCTGCGAGTAATACGTAGAATTCCAAAGCATCGCGATAAAGATCCGTTTTGAGAGTTTTAAAATCACCAAAAACGCGATTCGCTAGTAGACTAGCTTCAGCAATTTCGTGAGCATTCGACTCCCAAGAATCCATCAGTTTCTCAGTTACTAGGAATCGCACTGGAGTACCGTACAGACGAATCAACTCGTCGATTAATCCAGTGTTTAGACTATAGTCTGGTTTTTGGTGAAAATTAAAATTCATATGATCTATTAACTCGATTAGCTTACTTTGATGTTACGAATAATCGGTTTGCGTTTATGGCAAGGATTAACAATAATAATGGATCTATTATAAACCCAATAGCTAAGATCACCGGTTTCAGAATCAATCGCTTTTTGGACTTCGTCCGCGTATTCGAAAATACTGAGACCTGCGCGAGACATAGCGGCATCTCCGGTAGGGAATACGTAGATTCGATCTAGGCGATCATCACACATATAATGCAAGCGACCCATCTGAGCTTTTAAACGCATCATTGGATAAGCAATATCATAAGGACCAACTACACTAAATTGTGCATTTCCTAATTGATAATCTTTCTCAATCTCTGCGATTACACGCATTACTTGATCCTGGATGAATTCATAAACGTCTTCCTGCGTGGTATTCACTACATTTGGGATGGTTGCGTTTTCTGGCACCCCAGAGACTTCCGCAGATTGCAATACTTTTACCAGTTCATCGCGTTGTTGAGAGTTCTTTTGGAATAATACCCAACCGTGTAATGTTGCACTAAACGCTTCCGGCGTATACATGCGGACTAGATCTTCCACCGCGTTAGAAGTGAATCTCATATTCTTACGAGTATTGCTCACATCATACATGTCTACTGGACTGGATAAAAACTCAATTTTACCGGTAGGATTGTAAGTATCAAAATACGGTTCAACCCATTGGCTAGTAGGGCCTTTAGTCTTCACTACAGGCATAACTTCCGCAACGGCGGATTTTGGCAAAGTTTTGATGGCGCTAGCAATCAGGTTATCTGTTGTTTCGCCATCTAATTGACTTAATACGGCGTTTGCACCGTCTTGGTAAGTTTCCATTTTATTTCCTTTAAGTTAAAATCGGTTTTACTATTTCGCCGGAGCGCTAAATTGATGCATCTGAGAACTTTCTTTCCATTCTTTCCAATCCCCGTAGAATTGGCGGGCGCCTTGATCGTAAATCTCCACGTCGTTAGCTACAAACGCTACGGTAAACTCGACGATTTGATTTTCAGTGGCGTTTGAAAAACTCAGTTGACTGACGTTTTCAATACTACATCTTTTCAAAGACATCAAAGGTTTCGATCTCCAGGAATCTCTTTCTAATCCGGTAGTATCGTTATGGTATCGGTCACCGTAATCGCTGTCTTTCGAAATAAACACGTTGAACGTGTAGTCATCGAAGTAGCGATAAGCCTGTTCGCGAAACTGGGTTGTAAACATTTTATAGAATTCCAACTGATTGGAATCGTAAAAAGTCATAGAGAACTTATATTGATCTGGTAAACCGTAGTTATGAGCCCATCGGTTGCCAACCCAAGAAGAAAGTTGAGCTGCCCCAATTTGGGGTAATTGGAGATCTTTAAGGTGTAAACTCAAACGCTCGTTATCTTTCGGTGACCAAGCCAGAATGTTACCGGTACCCTTCGCCTCATTATCATAATACAAGGTATCCGCGGGGGCGTTCGGGTTGTTGAGTATTTTGTAGTTCCAAGCAAAATAAACCTCGAAACTATTAGCCCTATCCCAGGGAGTTTGATAGGCAACCTGAAGAGCATCCGTAAATTTCAAAACTATAACCCCTATACGTTAATTCATTATTTTTAATTCTTCAATATTTATACAATTCACAAATTATCTAAACACTCGAACTTTAGGATCTAACGTTTTATCAGTTAATGGTAAGAATTCACTGTAAGTGAAAGTAACCGGATATGTCACCAATTCATTTTGCTTATCGTCCCCGTAATCTACCGCGCCGATATCACTGACGAAAGCATTTTGCATGACGTAACCCATTACTTTGTTACCGGTTTGATCTAATTGATAAACGCGAATATCGGTTTGATAGTTTGGTAAACTTGGATTATATTCTGGTCTTAACAATGCGGTTTGGATATCATCGAAAACATTTCCAAGATTGAAAGGCGCGCGATCCTCGCGTTCAAATAGATCCGTTTGCAAGGTAAGTAATCGAGCTTGTGGGTTACCCATATCTTTGTAAACATTCAATGCAGTATGCTGTAATCTACTATCATCGATTTCTCGGAACCATCTATCTAAATTTTTACGAAGTAAAAGCGCACTATCATCTTCGAAGGTTAAAGTCCAAGTATCGTTAAAGTTCGTTTCTCCACGAAGATTGTATTTTCGACCAAATCTCCACATACTAGACGTATGCATGCTACGCTGTGGAAAACTGGTCGCTTTACAAAGAATGTTCCATTTCCAAGGATGCTCACCGCCATGCAAAGGGATAGTAAACTCTAATAAGAATTTGTTAGTACGAACGCCAGCCCCTCGGTTTAGTTGCTCACGCAAATCTCTCCAAGTAGTGTGGATAGCTTCTGGGTTAACCATCGTCTCTTCATCCCCGTTAGCTTCCGGAGAAATAATAGGATGCTTATCGTATACCGATCTTCCCGTATACGGGGTCATTCCAAGTTGTTCGCGAGGACCGCGATACGTTGGATAATCATAAGATACGGGTTTGCCTGGAGGAACCTTCCCAGTGTTTGGATCTACTTTTGGGTCAACCCAAAATTCGCCAAGAGCTCCAGTTCCTTTGTATAAGCTGGAAGCTTTGCTGAAAGCATCCACTCCGTTGACTTTAGTCAATTTGTTTGAGTAAAAGTTTTTGTCAACCTTGACTCGTTGGAATTCGTGACCTTCCGGAGTTTGCCAACCTTCTGGGTGTTGCGGAGTTACGTTAAGATGATTCTCGTACGTTTCGTTATGCAAATCGATTGGAGAACCTGTCGATTTTTCGCCAGTAGCGAGATTTGTCTTTCTTTCCATTGATTCTATATTCTGTACAAAATATTAGTTAAGTGTTATTAATATAGATTACTTTAGTATGTGAAAAAAAAAATTTTTTGAACCTTTCGAGTTTCGGTTACCGAAACTTTCAAATCGCAAAATAAAAAAAAATCTCTCAAAACTACACTCGAGTGTAAAATTGAGAGATTTTTTGGATGTTTTATTATAATAAACTTACTTTACTTACTATAAGCCGCTTGATACTTGGGATACAAACTATGAACCGCTTTTGGAGTATTTTGTTTAAAGAAAGCGTAATCTTCTAAGTTTTGGATGACTTTAGTAGCCGAGATATCCGCATCAGATCGCTCAATTTCTTGCACATCAATTCCCGGAGCTTTCAATAATTGGCGCTCGTATTCTTCTTTACGATCGCTTCCCGCATACAAGTGATTGATGTTGATCTCTGCTTTCTTCAATGCAGTAAAGATATTGCCGGAAACCAATTCGATAATTTTGATATTTGGGAATGCTTTCTTCAACGCTTCCAAGCGCAAATCTTTGGTGTCTTTCGTATCTGCAGAAGTTACCAAACCGATTACAATTTCATCGCATTCTTTACGCGCTTTGTCAATCATTTTGACGTGACCGTTGGTCAAGATTCTAAATTTTCCAAAGACCAAACCACCGTTATTACCTTTCAACGCTTTCAAGTAGAACATCTTCGCGTTAGTTTGGATGTCGTCCATTACCGTAGCCTGATTTTTCTTACTATGAACCCCTTCAAAGTTAAGTTGTTTGATGCGCTTCGCAATTTCGTTCAAGCCAGTTTTGATGTCCTGTGTTTTAGTATCATTGGCAATTTGGCGAGCCACTTCTAATACATCATCCCAATAGGCTTGTTCCGCTTTCGGATCATCTTCCATCCAGCGTAGTTTCTTCGCGGAGCGGGCTTCTCTATCTAATTGGTAGGTTTGTTGAGCTTTATACATCGCGTTACCTTGATGAAGTACAATGCCTTCTTCCTTACCACCAAATTCACTTTCTACGTTAACAAAAGCTTCTACTAAAGTATTGAAGTAGGTTAAAGGATCAGTTTCCAAAGATTTCAAAGTCATTCTACGAGATTTGAGTTCGCTAGCCAATACCTTGTTTTTAATCCCATTCAACATAGTATCCGCGGGGAATAGAACGCCCTCAAACAGAACTGGCGGAGTAATCAACTTCAACGCGTCAGCGTACATTTTGACATTTGCGGTTTCGAAAGATTCTGAATTAGTTTTTAGTTTACCAAAACGCAATTCCGGCTTAGCTTTACCATATCCAAGAACAATGATGGTTCCAGTTTTGGTATATTCCGACATTACCGTATTTTTGGTTACCAAGAACTCACAGAAGATTTCTGTATTGTTTGGGATTTTGTTGTAATCGCTAGCTTTGAGTTTTTCTAAATGATCAAAAACTTTATCAAATTGAGAGTTGCCGATACTTACTTGATCCGCTAAAGCGGTATCTTTGATGTACTCGAATTCTCCGCGATAGAAAATTTGACCTTTGTAAGCTACGATCCAGTCATCCAAAGTACCGGAATCATTGATTTTCACCAGCGTAAGTTTAACCCCGTCTGTTTTAGCTTCAATGCGCGTTTTGGTTTGCATAAAGCTTAAGATTTGATCTGCGGTTTTGAATTTGCTGGTAACTTGAGGAATGGAGATGTCTAACATTTAGGTTACCCGTTTGTGCTTTAAGAAATTGGTTTTATTAATATTTAAAATCTCCGCAATGTACGCTGAAAGCGATGATCGCGGAGATCTTTTGAACTTAACGACCTAATGAATCATCTACTAAAGTGAAGCGATGATGATGTTCATTGTAATCATACGAAATATTATATTCTTCGTACGTTTGATAAGCCAACAAAATCGGGAAGTTTTTGGTGGTCTTAACATCTTCTTTGAGGTAGGTAAGAACTTCGATTTCATCGAAATCCTTGTGATCATTGAAAACTTCTAACGCAGTTAGAAATTCATCGAGTTCTTCTCGAGTTTCGATATATCGATTTTTGCAGAATTTAGATTCGAGTTCGATAAACTTCTCTTTGAGGATTTCCACCTCGGTTTTGAATTCGCTTAAGTTGATAGTATCATCACGATAGCGGAGCTCTACTCTTCCGTAACGTTCGTCGACGAAAATCAATGCATCGAAGTAAAGATCTCCGAGTTCTTGGATAGTTTTGCGATCTTGGTCGCGAAGTTTACTAAACACTACTTTCTTAAAATGCTCTGGATCTTCGCTGTTAAAGCGATATTTAGAGATTGCAGTTTCTAAATCTGCCTTATTTCCGAAAGCTCGGGTAATATAATTCCATTCTCCGAATAGATCTTCTGGTTTATATGCCACTATTAGAGTTTTTGCCATTTTGAATCTCCCGAATCATCTACCATTAATCTAAAATATTTGCTTGCGAATAATCGATGAACAAAATCACCAAGTAAATCGCAAGTAATGCGCAAGGCGCGGATAGCAAAACCCCGCCAAATTGATGAGCTGCGCTTAGCGCAATTAAACCAATAAACGGAAATACTACAAATACCATCATTAAAAAGATGAAGTTTTTCATTTTCTAATCTCCCGCAATTATGTTCTACAAGCTTTACACATTCTACACTTTAGTGTAAGTTTTGTCTTATCTCTTTATGTGATGTATTATAATAGATCTTACTAAACTATACAAATAGAAAATGCCTATTGTTGTAATAGGCATATCTTATTATTCTGGACGTTTAACTGGTCCTCGTTTGATTTTTCGGCGTGCCGTTATTTTCGCATTTAACCGACGTGTGAAGAGATCTAATCTCGCCATTAGGGCGTTAACCCTATCAAGTACGCGTTTATTATTCGAGTCTTGCATATTAACTCCTTGCTTAAAATATTAATAATTGATCTTAACGTTCAACTTTTCTAGGTATGCGCGATACTTTGGTTTGTATTCATCCGGAAGTTTATCGTAGGCAAGTTGAATATCCAATTCGCAAAGCTCGTTAGTTATTTCCACCCCGCTGATATGTTGCTTAGAGATCTCACCCGTTTCTAAGTTCATACAAACACGATCATAACCATTTAAGTGCTTATAGTATTGGTATACCCCAGTATTCACATATCTGATCGGTACGATCAAATTTCGGTGATTGGAATCCTCGGGTTTCCCGACAAACAACAGTTTCTTTAACCATCCGAACATCTTGCGACCTCACTAACCTCACTAACCTCACTAACCTCACTAACGCTTAACCTTAAAGATCACTACATCCTCTTCTTCTAATTTCCATAGAATCCAAAGATAATATAGCACCAGGATAGATCCAACTAATTGCATCAAATCGTAAACGATACGAGTACCGGAACTGGAATTTTCCACCATATCGAAGATGGTAGTAAAGATCATACCAATCAAACAAACTAGCGTACACGCTACATTTTTATGAATGGTGATTTTGTAAACGGTTTCCATCATTAACCTCTAATTACTCTGTCGTCCACTATTCCACTATTTCGCGGTCGTGTGATATTCGAAAATTTCCGGATTTAGCATTTTATCTTCATACCAGATTACCCCGTTACCTTTAACGTTAAATCCAAACATACTCTTACAAAATGCGCATTCCATCAGATTTTGGTAACCGATTTCTTCAAGTTCTTCATCCTGCTCTTCCGGATCTGCTAACCACCAAAGTTCTGGAGTTTCGAAAATTCGAAGTTCATCATTACAGAAACCTTGTAAGTATTCCGAATTTAGATAGATTTTGACCGTAGGACCTTTTACCGGTTTGAAGATGGCATAGCAAGCTTCTACCGCGATGAATTTACCAATATTTTTAACGGCGTTAGTACTTACGCCTTCCCCCGCAAATCGAGCTACTACAGCCCCACCAATTACAGAACCTTCACCCAGTTGCGGAGCAATAGCTTTGAAAGCTTCTGATTCTTGGAATGAGTTAACAATAGCTTGAATTCGAGGTTCTAACCACTCGCGGATTTTCTCCGATTTCGGAAATTTGAAATTGCCCGCGCCTTGAACTTTGTAGCTATCCGTTGAGATAAATTCAACATCGCGTCCATTAATTGCCGGTTTACCGTAAAACATAAATTGCTCCTAAATTATTATACTGTAGGTTTGAAACGCTCTGCAAATTCTAGCGCAGCTAGATACGCAAGAGCTTCAATTTCAGTTTGAAAACACAATCCAAATTTTACGCGTAAGCGTTCATATTTGGAATCATTGTAAGTAACTTTGATTGCTTTAGTAAGATCTTCACTTGCCCGGAAGTAATCTTCACCAAATTTCGGCTCAAAAGATTTTGGAAGTTTGATATCGCCGAGTGAATTACCGTAGGAAATCGGTTCTTCACTAACGCGATTCTTTTCCACGAACTCCAAAGTTTTGTTAGATTTTTTCGATGATGAAGCTGTCGAGCTCCTCACCTAAAATGCGAACCGGGATATGACCATCTAAGTAGTAAAATTTCATTTGTTGCTCCTGTAATCGCTCCTGCTTAATTTACATGTATTATAATACACTAAAATCAAGAAATCAACGATTACTTTAATAGTTCTTGCAAATTAAATCTTGTATTGCAAGACTTTGGAACATCCTTCAAATCGATCTGGTAGTTGATTAGTTTGCCGGTTACCGAATGTGGAATCTTGCTGTTCGGGAATTTCCACGCTAGTGGCTCTCTACCTTCGATAGCAATCACCTTCCAGAAGCCATCCGGGATCGCAATATTGTTGAACCATTTTGGAGTATAACAACTTTCAAAATAAGTTCCGGAGATCACTAAAACTTTCTGATGGTGACCTCTTAATTTTGCATAACCTTCTAAAGTCTTCCAAAGACCTCGATTCAATTCCGCAGATTGCGGAGCGATGTTGGTCATTAGGAAAGATTCCTGGATAGTTTTAGGATAGCTAGTATTGCTCGCAGCGGACAAGTGGCCACGATCCCATCCAGATTTGTTATAATCCTGAGGTTTTGGCGAGTCTAAAACTCTCGGATCTTGGATAAATTGCGCATCGCGCACATATTCCAGTTTGAAATCCGTTGGTTCTAAAGTTTCTACTACGACTTCCGGTACCCGGAATCTTTTATTGAAGAACGAAGTATACTGCGAATTACACAATTTTTGAATAGTGTTAGTATACTCAAATTGAATTGGGTAGGTTTCGCATTGTGTAGCGGTTGTGATTTGCGATACCGGAGAGGTACTTTGATACTTCGGAGCAGTCAAGGCGATTGAGCTTGCTGCAATCAATGCGGTACCCGCAAATAATGCGGTTTTCTTAAGTTTGTTAAAAATTTTCATTCTGATGTTTGATAGTGTTTTGTTTTATGAATAATTGTATGTATATTATAATACTTTTAATCAAAAATCAACTTCAAAGATCTTCGCATTTACACCGTAGGTGATGATCGCGAAAACTTTTGAAAATGAAGTTGTTGAGTATGGAGAAGTCGGTCACCAAAACTTTAACATTTCAAAATAAAAAAAATCTCCGCAATCGCGGAGATTGTTTAGTATTAAAGTGTATTAATCTTCAATAGTTACCTTGAAGTAGTCCGTTAATAAAGAATCTGACGAGGTAGCGTTCGCGTCTACAGTGATCTGGTTCTCTGTGATTGTTACAAGACCACTGGTTTTTGCAAACGGTAGGTTATGCACATTTTCGATAGTTGCAGATGCAGCCTGACCGCTTTTCACAATTAAGTTAGGGATAAAATTAGTATCACCGGTATGCGCGGTTGAAATTTTACCAGATGGAAGGGTTTGAGCATCCGTTAAACGCTTACGGTTGGGAGAAATAAGTTCGTATGATTCCACCTTAGCGTTAACCACATTAGTTAATTTAACAGTTTTTGCACCTGCGGATTTTGAAATAGCATACCACCCCTGCCATCTACAGTTAGCGCCTCTAGGTCGAGCTACTATAAACGCTTGTACCACGTCTTTTGTGAATACGAATGTTTGATTATCAGTTGTCGAAACAGCATCCGGAGTTGTGTATGATGCCTTAGGGAGAGGTTCTCGCGGATCTGCGAATACATCATCAGCCTGCGACACTCTAAATGTGCTACCAGCGGCGTTGAACGCTGCACCACTACCACTAGCATGCGCATAGACTGCAACTGTTACTGGGCTTGAAAATCTTAATTGGACACCTTTTAAGCTAGTGCGGTCTGTATACAGGTTATCGACGCGGTTTTCCCTAGATTCATAACCGTATATACCCAATAACAGTAATTTACTAGCGCGTTCTTTAGCGGTGATTTGACGCAACTCAACTCCAGACTCCACGTCAGTTAAAGAAATGGCTGGACAATCCACACTAGGAACGTAGGTAGTATCGATTTTAGTATTAGCTTTTAAAATAATAGTATCTGTATTATTTTTAGAGTTTTGGTCTAATGCGCTGTTAGGATTTACCGTAGCAGAGAATTGATAAGTACCACCTTTTGCCAAACCTTTCAAATTGTAGTTTAGTTGATCTAAAGTTTCAACTTCATCCACTGCTTGTTTAGAAGTACGAACATCCAAGATTTCGTAGTTACCTAAAAGAGGTTTTTGAACAGTAAGATTCGTTAATTCGTTTTTAGATTCGCCAGTATTAGTTACGGTAACAGTAACATTGTAAGTTTCGCCGGTAAACGCAGAGGTCTTATCGGCAGCGATGCCTACGCCGATTTCTTGGAAAATCGAATCTAACGCGGTTAATTGGATGCACTCCCATCTTGCTTAGCGAGCAAAGTAGTGCCTTTCTTCCAAGGTTTTGAAGGTAATGCGCTAAGCGCAGCACAATCAAAGCCACTTTGAACTTCCCATTGTTTAGTTTGTGGATTAAACGTAATCCCTTTACCTAGGTTGTCCGGAGTAATTACTTTTAAAATATTCATTTAAATTCCTTATTGTGGGATACCCCGTTTCACGGTACGTGAGGTTGGGGTATCTTTATGCGCGGTTAATGGGTTGTGATATACTCGATAGGCTGGAAGTTAACAGTGAATTTGCCAACGAATGCTTCGATTACTACTGGTTTGAATTCAACTCTAAGTTTGAATTGTTTACCGGATCCATCGAATGCTCCATTATATCTTGAAGAGTTCATGAATGTTGGATATTCATAGCTTGAGAATTGAACATTTTCATCGCGCTCCTCATTAGATCCATCAAGGTCAGATAAAATGAATGTCGCTTCAGTATCGCGCTCTTCTTTTAATCGGTTTTTAATTAATTCTGCCATGTAACCGTCTTGATCATTATCCACGGTTACCACGTCTAACGATGCACCTTGGTCGTTAACATCTTTCCAACTTACGGTCGCGTTAGTTTCAATGTATGGTAGGTCAACCCAAGGGTATTCTACGCTTCCACCTTTTACAATTGTGCCGTTATCTTCGGTGAAACCACGAACTTGATCAATGGTAAATGTTTTACCTCTATGCGACTCGTTTGCGAGTTTGGCATTCGCTTCGGTTACCGAAATACCACCACTAACATGTTGAACTCCATTTTTAGTGGTATAGCTTAAGTTCAGAACTTTCATTGGATCCGCGGCGACGCTTCTATACTTATCTGATAAAATCGCGCCACCTTGCACGTTTAAAGGATCCCAATGAACATTAGAAAGATCAGACGCTTAGATATTACGTTCGTTGCTGACTACTACGCCGTTGTCAAAATTTACGAAGGTTCCGTTGATCTTATAACCTAAACGCTCAATAGTTACGGTACTAGGTGAAAATTGAATTTTTACGTTCGAATTCTCGATATTTCGGTAACCGAGATCGACGCAAATATCACGAGGCGATGAAGTAGATCTAAATCTCGAGGTGATATCAGTTTCAACGGGTTGCTTACCAGGTTCGTGAACAATTAACTTAACTGAGTTTTTGTTGCTGGCGAGAATTTTATCAAGTTCAAATTGCTCACCGTAACTAACGTGCATATTAATGCGATAATTCATATTCTCGATTGAGTAGGTCGCTTCCAAAATCTCATCTTCTACCACTGGATATGACGCTTCCAGCGCCGTAGGGCGAATCATCGGTTTGCCTTCTAAAGTATTGGCGAAGCGCTTTTCGGTAGTAAATTTAGCTTTCTTGCCCTTGAGATACTCGTTAAGCTCTTTAGTGGTAGTGAAGCGGGTTGCAATATCATAGAAGTCTTCTTCGTAACTTCCACGCAGTAGTGTACCGTCGATATTGGAGTTTGAAATTTCTGGTTGAAACATTAAGTGACCAGATTCTAGTACAAATCTCGGAGTTAAAGTAGCTTCTTCATCTCTTGCCGGAGCGCGATCTTTGAGAACGGATTTATAAGAATCCCACATAAAACCAGATGTGAGATCTCTAAGTTTGATATCTTCGCGGACAATGTAATGCTCGTCGTCTTCTTGTGGTTCTACATAATTGGTAACTTGCTCGATTTCAGCTTCGCTGACAAAGTGCACTTCCCATTTCTTGGTTTGTGGATTATACACGATACCTTGGCCTAGGTTCTCGGGCGTAATAACCTTTTGTGTTTTGCTTGCCATTTAATTTTCCTTTTGATTAGCTAATAAAAAAAGAGACATTGGTAGTCTCTTTATTTAATGAAATATGATGAATAACATTAAAGTTATATTAAACAATCGCTCTTACAAAATAACGAACTTTGAATTCTACCGGAGCGGTATGAGTTGAAGTCGCGTAAACAGTAAATCCTTGAGCGCTTACATCACCAACGTGAGCATTCTCGTGGATTGAACCAGCTGGAGTATCTTCCGCAGTAGCTTGAACATTTAAGATTTTGGTAAAGCCGTAAGAACTTAGGTCAACACGTTTTGAACCTTCGGTGCCGGTTCCTTTTGTAACCGGAGTGGTTTGGATAGTTAAAACACCACCGACCTCTACTAAATTACCTTGTCTGATCACGTAAGAATCGTCCGAAGTTTGAATTTGTTCGCGTTCCGCGAAAATTTCCGGGAGTTCGATTGGGGTATTAAAACCGTTAATATTAACATTAATTAACATTTATTATTCCTTTTAAAATGAGGGTTCCTGAGAACCCTCGATTTGAAAATTAATCTTCGATAATAACATCCAAGTATTGCGATCTTACGCTGTCAGCGGAGGTTGCATTGGCAGAAACCGTAACCCCATTATCAGTAATAGTTACTAAACCGGAAGTTTTTAACGGAGCTAATCCGTTCCAGTTGATAGTAGCGCTTGCGGCGGTACCCGCTTTAACTTTCAATACTGAAACTAAAGTTTCTGTTGGGTTGCTTAAGAATGAAGCGTCCGGAGTTTCCGGGATGGTTTGGTAGAGGCTTTTATCCGCGCGAATGATACTAGTATAGTCCGAAGTCTTCTCTACGACGCGCGACGCTTTAGAAACCACACCGCCTTGAACATTCGTCAAACTGATTGATTTAGGATCTGATGGTTTAGAGAAACAAATAACCCAACCTTGCAATGCACAGTTTTTTCCACGAGGTTTTACGAGTAATGTAATAGAGCGATAGTCACCGTTGATGGTGATATCCTGTGCATTTTCCGCAACGGTAAGATCCGTAACTTCATTCACATTTTTACCTGACGTACCAATTTTGAAGATAGCGTTATGCTCCAGTGAAGTTTGTGCGCTATCTTTATCAGAATCGATGATAAAATCTGAAACGTAAGATTTAAATCCAGATTTGGTGTAAACAGTTTCAGCGTTATTAGAATACCTAGTGTTAACTAGCGATGCCGCACTGATGATGGTTGCTGGGTGTGAAAGTCTCAGCTGTAAACCTTGACTTCCGCGATCTACATAGAAAACAGAACCAGGTCCACCCAATTTACCCCAACGAGTTGCGATGCGACGTTTAGATTTGATTTCTCGTCCATCAGCCCCGCGTGTCTTATTCACATCGGTATGCGCTTGACCCAATACCGTACCGGTAGCCACATCAGTTAATTCCACAATAGGGCACTCTTCTGAAACTTCTAAGTTTGCGTCTGTTTTAGTTTGCGCGTTTAACACGATAGTAGAAGTATTGTTACCAAGATCTTTATCTAACGCAGAGTTAGGGTTTACCATCGCGGTAAATTGATAGTTACCCAAAGCTTTTGGAACTACCGTAAAGCGGATAATTGCAGTTCCGCCTTTTTTGGTGTTTTTGATATTATAAGTAAAATCATCAACGCGTTCGATCTCGCCTACTTGAACTTTTGAAGTTTCCAAATCTTTGATGTCGTAGGCTACGCCTAAACCTTCCGGTTTTGAAATATTCAAGTTGGTCAATTCGTTAGTACCTTCACCAGTGTTGGTTACGGTTACCACAACGCGATATTCTTCACCAGTAAAACCGTTAGTACGGCTTGCGGTAATACCAACACCAATTTCTTGGAAGAAGGTATCAAAAGAAGATAAACGCACGCATTGGCCATCTTGTTTAGCTAATAAGGTCGTCCCTTTCTTCCAAGGACGTTCTGGTAATTGATCGATTGAACTACAATCGAAACCAGATTTTGCTTCCCATTGATTGGTAGTAGGGTTGAATTCGATCCCTTTACCTAGGTTAGCAGGAGTAATTACTTTAATACTAGTACTCATTAAGTTATATCCTTTTATTATAATAAAAAGGAGAGGGAAGATTTTAAGATCGACCCTCTCGAATCTTCACATCGATCTTTAGATATTTAACGCTAAGGATCTCCGAAGAACTACGCCCGAGGCGTATATTCCGCAGTTAAGCGGTGAATTCAAAGAATTCTATTAAGCTTTCTTGATTAAGTAACCTAATGAAACTTCACCAGTACCGTCAGTTAATTCAACTAATTTGTCAGTGTCCAACACTAAACCGTCAGTAGTTGCTTTTAATGGAGAGTCAGTACCAACTTTGATTTTAACTGGGTTAGCGGCAGTACCGTTACCTTCTAAACCGTTACCTACAGTAACTGGAACTAAGTCACCAACGTTTACGCGAGAAACAGTTTGACCTTCTTCAGTATCTTTAGCGCCAACAGTGAATACTAATTCGTTAGTAGTAGCTTCGAAACTTACTGCTTTTAAGAAGTGGTCAGCTTTAGCTGCTGGGATTAATGATGCTAAGTCCACTTTAACTTCAGTGTCATCACCCTTAGTTAATTTTAACTCAGTACCTACTAACTCAGCGTTTTTAAGACCTGCGCCTTTTAATTCGTTGATGATAGAATCAGTTAAACCGATACCGGTAGGTTTGTTTTCTAAATGAGCAGCGTGAAGTTTAACGTCCCATTTGTTAGCTTCTAATGCACCTAACTCGATTGTTTTACCAAGGTTGCTAGGAGTAATTACTTTAATAATAGCCATTATGTTTTCCTTATGAGGTTTTGTTTTACGTAATTTATTTAAAAATATTTCAAATAACCTCCAAATCTACGCAGCTAGCACTTGCATGCGGTCGCGTAAACTCGGAAGTTATCGAAGATTACATTGCTTCAGTGGTGTGAGCGTAAGATAAGGTTACTGCGCCAGTACCATCAACAAGAACTTCACTTGCATGATGAGCTTTCTTGAGGTGGTCAACTTCAGCTTTTAAGGTTTCTAATTCGCCTAAAATGCGTTTGAGTAATTCTGGATCCACGTCTTTACCATCAGCACCTTTAGGACCTACTGGACCTTGTGGGCCAACCGGACCTTGAGCACCTACTGGGCCTTGATCCCCTTTAGGACCTTGACGACCTTCATCCCCTTTATCACCTTTGTCACCTTTAGCACCTGGGCAACCTTTCTCACCTTTAGGACCTTGAGCACCAGCTTCACCGCGTTCGCCACGTGGGCCGACATCCCCACGTTCACCTTGAGCACCTGGAATACCTTGAATACCTTGAGCGCCTTGTTCACCGCGTTCACCGCGAGGACCTACTTCACCGCGTTCGCCACGTTCACCGCGTTCACCGCGAATACCTTGAGCACCTTGATCACCTTGAGGACCACGTTCACCGCGTTCACCCTTGTCACCTTTTTCGCCCTTTTCGCCTTGCTCACCGCGGATACCTTGTTCACCACGATCGCCTTTTTCGCCTTTATCACCACGAGGGCCTTGAGGACCAGCAACACCTTGAAGACCTTGATCCCCTTTGTCACCTTTCTCACCTTTCTCACCTGGTTCCCCTTTAGGGCCTTGAGGACCTGGACAACCTTGTGGACCGCGAGGGCCTTGCATAAAGTCGAATTGCGCGTGCGCGCCAGCTACACATTCTTCCACTGCCGGTTTAGTTTCTGGGCAAGAGCAAATAGTAACTTTTTTGTTTTGTTTTTCTTGAAGTTTAGCTGCTAATTCGTCAGCTGCGCTGCAAGTTTTGTCTAATACGAATGACATTGATTATTCCTTCTGATTAACGGTTGCCTTGAGAGGTCGCACCTAAATGCTCCGGATGTCCCGGATGAACTAAACCTTTGATAGCGTCTTCTAATTTTTCGATACGAGCTTGAAGTTTTTGAACTTGGGCTTCATACACCGGATTTTGAACGTAAGCATTGAAGAAGTCTTCGATTGATCCGTTATGACCTTGAGCTTGCCAAAGTTCGAAAGCGGATTTACCGTTTTCACCATCTTGACCAGGTTCGCCTTGTAAACCACGCTCGCCTTGAGGACCAGCTTCCCCATCGCGACCTTTGTCACCTTTAGGGCCTTGATCGCCACGTTCGCCTTGTTCGCCTTTTGGACCTACTGGGCCTTGATCCCCTTTAGGGCCACGCTCACCAGTATCGCCTTTTTCACCTTTTTGACCTTCTGGACCTACGCTACCTTGTTCGCCCGCTGGACCTGGAACGCCTTGAGGGCCTGGAACGCCTTGAGGTCCTTGTTCACCTTGAGGACCAGCTGGGCCAGTATCCCCTTTAGGACCTTGCGGACCTTCTGGACCGACTAGATGTTTCACTTTTAACGCATCTTCAGATTTTTTAATTGCTTCAGCAACACTAGCCAACGGAGCATAACCTTCAATACGGAAACAAGATGATCTAGTAGCGCTAGTAGCGCTAGTAGCAGGTTCTACATTGATTTCTGACATTTAGAATTCCTTATTTACTATTGTTA